GCAGGGGGTTAGCTGAGCTGGTAGTACGTTGTACCGTTCACGACCTCAGTGTCCCAAGAGTGGACATAGGTGTTACCGTTCTTGATGAACCAGCCAAGAGCCTTCGGGTTCTTGGTGGAATAGCCATCGATGCTGGTAGAGACAGCCGTGTAGGTATCAGCGGCGGTGTGCTTCTTGATGTCAACATCGTCGAGGTCACCGTTGGAGTCCGTGCTTCCCTTGGTCTTATAGTAGTAGTGACCTACCAGACCGTTCTGGGAATCCTGCTTCAAGGTCTTCTTGCAGGAGCAGTCTTTCAGCTCTGCATAGACAGCGCCCACGTTCTTCGGGATGATGGCGATATCGCCAGCGTCCTCGACGTAGCCGGGGGTGAAGTCGTCGCCGTCCTCGAGGCGACGGTCGAACTCGATGATATACTTGTCAGGGCGTACCTTGCGGCCTTCGGCACGGCCACCCTCAACGAGTGCTTCGTCCTCCTGGCCCTCATCGACGCTCAGACTTGCGGTACCGTCCACGATGTCGTCGTGGGTCTCGGCATTACCGCCAGCGGAGGGAGTGAACTTGGAAGTACACTCGCCCCAACCTAAAATCTTTCTTACTGCCATAATTCTTTTTCAGTTAAAGTTATTATTCAGCGCATCTTTTGAATGTAATTCGCGTATGAATGTAGCTCTCGCCAGTCTGGGGGTCTTCGTAGTCCCTTATCGTCGGCCTGTCTTTCTTTGGAAGCTCATACTCCGGCGAAGCGGGACGGGTATCAAGCCAGTCGCGGATGATCTGAGACAGCGCATCGATGCGGGCAATGTCCTTAACAGGCTCGGTGTCCTTGCCGAATGGTTTCTTAGGCACGAACACGTTAACGACTACCACACCGTCTTGAATCTGCCCGTCGAGCCCGGCCACGAATGCGACCACAGCATCCTCGGCCTTGGAATTCCGCGGCCTGGTGCCGTCGCGGTACACTTGGCCTCCGATGGCTGTTGCTATTGGGCTGTCCTTGACGAGACGGTAGAAGTCCTTCTCAATCTGTGTCGCTGTCTTGATGTCGCTCATATTCGCTTGATAGTGAATCCTAATTGTTCAAGCATCTGCGGTACCAGACGGTCGGCCAGGAGCTTTGCCGATGTCAGCACGTTCTTGCCGCGTCCTTCGACATATACGGCGTAGTTCATGCCAGCAACGACAATAAGGCAGATACCTGTCTTATGCTCTGACGCGAGACGGGAGAGGAAGGCTGTTGCCTCGCCTTTTCCTGCCACACCATCCTTGACCTGCTCAGACACCTTCGAGCGGACAATCTGCCCGTCAACAACCACGGCGTAGCCGATGGAAGAGCGAAGGTTTCCCGTCTGGTCAATGTAGGAGCCGTTATCCCTTGCCTCAGTGACGCAGGATTCTCCGACATAGGCAAAGGTGTTTATGATGACCTGCCTCGCTTTTTCGAGGCTTGCGTCAATATAAGCATCCAGTTCCGAATCAGGAGTTGACAACCTAATTGGCATCAGACAATGATTTTGATACGGTCAAGGCACACTTCCTGAATATCCTGCACTTTGAACTCGCCAAGGTCTCTGTTTCCCCTTACAAGGCGTACGGTGTCGGTGTCTAACCCGCCGGGAATGCGCTCAATCAGCACTTCGTATGCCTCATGGGTGAATGTCCCGCTTACGCTTACACCTTTATTATCGTGCGTATTGGTCTTGATGAAACAGCGGACAGGATAGCTCCAGACGGAATCGGCGACGATGGGCTGGCCATCCTCGTCGAACTGCCCGGCAGCGGCTCCAGTTCTGTATGTAAGTGTCCCGTTGGTTCGCATAGCTTTCAATAAGTCAAAGACCCGTCCTGAATGACGGTCATACTTTCAGAGAGATACTCGGAAGCATCCAGGCCGAACCGCTGGCACCAGAAGAGAATGTTCTTTTCCACCGCCTCGCGGTTTATGCTCACGTTGATGCCACCCTCGCTGCGGTTAGACTCAACCCATCCCTTGACGACAACGATAGCTGCCTTGACGATTTCCACGTTATTAGGCACGGCATTGCCGCTTTGGCTGATACCCGCATCCTCCAGCACGTCAATGAGCACGTCATCGTCGGCATAGCAGGTGTCGCATATAAGTTTGCACTTCGCCCTGAGTGCTTCCAAGTTAGTTCTTTCCATTACAGCTGGGTTTTGAGGGTATAGATATCCTGACCTTCCGTAATGATAGGCAAAGAGAGGGATTCTGCCTTGGTGAACTCACCGTGGTTGTCGCCCTTGGTCTCGCCAACGTTCCACTGGCTGATGCGGATGCGGCCATAGTTGCTGTAGGCAACGTCGCTTTCCTGTTTCAGCTCATTGTCGCTGTAGGCGTTCTTGACCGTGCCAAGCTTACCTTCGGGAATACCTACCAAGTTCTTCTCGTTCCAAGGATTGTAACCGAGGAACTGACGGCCCTTCTGCACACGCAGACGGCGGCGCACCTTCTCGAAGACGGGATAATCGTTGCTCAGCATGTACTCGTTGATGTCCTTCAAGGTGACAATCTTCGAGGACTTGTCTGTGCCCCAAATCATCTGCTTCATCTTCTTGGTGCGGCACATGTAGCTGATACGGCTGGGCGCACACAGAATCTTAGAGAGGCTGGTCTTATCCTCGGCGGCGTCGATCAGCTCGAACACGTCTTCCATCGGGTCAACGGTGTCGATGTTCTCTTCCGTCCACTGCGTCTTGGCGGTGGCGAGGTTAGCCTGCGGGAAGTTCATGCTGATGCCTCCACGGATGGGGCCTTCGGGGTTGTTGTTCTCGTCGAAGGTAAACACGCCGTGGTTAGACAGCAGACCAAGGAAAATCATGTCAAGCTTGCCCTCTACGGAGTTGACCACCGTCTGGACGTTGCCCCACATGATGTTGACCAGCTGCTGAGTCTTCTGCTTGTCGCTGATGCTCTTTGAGTCGAGAATCTGGAGAATCTTACGATAGTCCTTCATCGAGAGTGGAAGAGTCAGGGCGTGGTTCATCACGCTCTTCTTGATCGTCTCGATGCCTTCCGTCTGCAAGATAGGCTCCTTAGAGTCGATGCCGATGGTAGGAGCAACAACGGTGATGTTGTACTTACCTACCAGTTCCTCAAAGTCAAGCCCAATAGTCGGGTTATCCCAGTCGAGCCAGCGAGTGTACAGCACCTGGTCAAACAGACGCTTCTGAAGCTCAGAAGCCTTGTCGATGCGAATCTGCACATTTTTAGTGAGTTCGCCAAAAAGTGAACTGAGTTCTGCCATAGTTACTGCTCAATGACTTTGATGTTTGGATTTGATTTCAGCGCATAGCCATTCTCAATCAGCCACTCAGCAGGGAAGGCCGGGAGAATGTCTTTCAAGAGTACTGCGTCATACGCAGGAGAGAGAGCGGGGTAACGCTCCTTTACGAACTCTTCATCCTCGGCGAGAGTCGAGTTAGGCACATACTTCGGAGCGGCCTTCTGCAGCACAACGTAATCGTCGGCAGCGAGGGTCTTTTCACCGAGATACGGAGTGACAGAAGCGAGAGCAATCTGTCCCTCACTGGGCTCAGAAGCGACAATCTTCAAGGCACCCTCTGTGGTGCTCTCAGCGTCGATGTAGCCGTAGTCGATGGCCTCCTGGATGAAGTGACCCTCTGCCAGCGTAGAGATAGCGGCATTGAGAGTCAGAACGTCATAGTCAGGGTTGCTGGTGTCGATGGACTTGATGGTTGTCGTCTTGGCATCGTTGGAGAGATCCATCACCGTGTCGCCAACCTGGAAGTAACCATCCTTCGCAACTCTCGGCTTGGTGGTGGTACCGCCAGTGAGAACCTTGGCCACCTTGATGACGGCACAGGTCAGATTTGGCAGAACCTGAATCCAAGCGCCCCGGTAGATTTTGGTACCTACGGGGAATTCCTGCACGGGCTTGAAACCTGCTGGCAGGATGCGTCGCTCCTGGCGCCAGAAGGGATTCGGATGCTTCGTGTAGGAAGTTGAAGCGAATTCAATCATCGTTCTTAATCGGTTTTGTTGTCAGGCAATGTTTTGGCCCACGCATCGGCATCATCCTCCATTGCCTTTTGAGAGGATGATAAGATGTCTGCCTTTTCGGCTGGCATCAGTTTGTTGGTGACCAGATCCTGCTTGTATTCCTTCAACTCCTTCTCGATGTCTGCGTCATCGGCAATGCTGAAACGCTTCATGAGGAAGTCTGGGATTCCAAGCTCTTTCGCTTTCAGAGTGATGGCTGTCTGACGCTCGCCCTTGGCCTTCTCAGCTTTGAGTGCAGCATTTTCATCCTGCAATGCCTTGATGGCCTTGTCGTTCTGCTTCTTGTAGTTGCGGAACCATGCAGGGGGATTCTTGCCGTCATCGTTGCCCTCATCGTCGTCACCTGCTCCCTCGTCGTCATCATCCCCAGACTTTTTGGTCGTGGTCTTAGGCTTGGGAGCCGTTTTACGCGTCTTCCTCGTAATCTCCCCCTGGATAAGCTTCGCAGTTGGAACGAGAGAATCCGCAGCATTCTCGATGTCCTCGTCTGAGGACTCGTCACTTAAACCCTCGGGAGCCAACTCTGCCAGCTCCTCGATTGCCTTGTCTGTCAATCCAAAGTCTTTACATTTGTCTTGCAGAACCTTCAAAAGTTTCTTATTCATC